GACGATCCATTCAGGATGAATGTCGTTACATTGGCTGAAAAACTTGGCAAGACGATAGCTGAAGTTGATATGATGACGATGGACGAGTACAATGAATGGGTCGCGTATTATAGGATACTAAAGGAACGCTCAGATGACTGATTTAAATATTATCGTGGGGGTTCGGTCAGGTGACGCGATTAGGCAATTGTCTAACGTGCAAAAGGGCGTTGATAATGTTGGAGCTGCGACGAAGAGAACTACCCAGCAATTAAAGCAACACGCAACACAGTACAACAAAACAGCAGTTGCAGCTAATAAATTTGGTAAGGGCTTAGCTCAGCAAGCTGGTTATCAGGTCGCTGACTTTGCTGTGCAACTTCAAAATGGAACAAGTTTTCTACAAGCGTTTGGTCAGCAAGGTTCACAGATGCTGGCGGTTTTTGGGCCTTTGGGTTCTGTGCTTGGAGCGGTTGTCGCGGTTGGCGCGGCTCTTGGCACAGTTTTTGTGAAATCTACTGGTGCTACCAAGGACTTCAAAGATCAAATACAGTCATTAAAAGACGAAACAGCCCAAGCCGCAATGGAATTTGAAATGCTCGCTAAGGGCGTCAAAAGCTATGGTCAAGTGGCTATATTAAATGAACTTTCGCGCATAGATAAAGAATTAAGTGCATTATTTACTAAACAAGGTGAAATTGTAGAGAAAAGAAATAGTAAATATAAACAGCAGCTTAGAAATAATAGAGCTAGTATACAATTATTACAGGCTGAGCGCGAAAATCTTCAATATATTTTAGATCGTTATGATGAGCAAATTGTCGCCAAAGATAAGGCGCTTCGTATATCTGAAAAAATGAACGCAGTTGAGCTTGCACATGCAAGTATCATTGGTGATCAATTGCAAGCTGTTGAAAATATACGAGATGGGTATAACCAATATTACAATTCTCGCATTGCTGCTGCTACTGTTGCTGCGCGTGAAGAAACTAAAGCCCTTCAGCAATCACATGCAGATCAGTTGCGAATTATGGGCGAAACCACACAACAAGCCATAGCAAATGCGGCAAAGGCTCGCCAAGCATACGCAGAATATTATGCAAGCAGAATACAAGGTGAAATAGATGCTCAAGCTGCACAAAATGAAGTGCGCGGTGGCAGGGGTGGCCCGACATTCCAAGAGCTATACGATAATGATCCGCGAGTTCAATTGTCGCATAATTTGATGATGCTTAGAATGAAGGAGCAAAGAGAAAAGGAGGCGGCAGATGCCAAGGCTTTAGCGTCAGCTAAAAAGTTTACAAGCTCACTGAGGCAAGAGATTAGCCCAGAAATGCAAAGAATAATTGACTTGAGTAACAGCATTGGATCATCATTCGAGAATGCCATGATGTCTGCTGTGCGTGGTACAATGTCAGTCAAAGATGCGTTTAGGACAATGGCGGCGGATATTATTGCAGAGCTTTATCGTGTATTTGTTGTTAAGCAGATCACTGGATTTATAAGCAATGCGATTATGGGCGGCATGGGTTATACTCCTGTAGAGGGCGGTGGCTACACCATGAGACCACGGGCGAGGCCAAGGGCTGCTGGTGGTCCTGTTTCTGCTGGCTCCCCTTATCTTGTTGGCGAACGTGGCCCAGAGCTTATAGTGCCAAATCGCAGTGGCACTGTTATTCCCAACAATAAGTTAGGCGGTGGCGGTGTTGTGGTTAATCAGGTTATTAACATCTCTACAGGCGTACAACAAACCGTAAGAGCCGAAATAAGGCAGCTTATGCCTCAGATAGCGGATAGCGCAAAGGCTGCTGTATCGGACGCTAAGAGGCGCGGTGGATCATATGGAAGGGCGTTTGCATAATGGCTATCAGTTATCCCTTATCTCACCCGACCACGGGAATAGCTCAGATTGAGCTTAGAGCGTTAAATGCTGTAGCTTATTCTCGCAGTCCCTTTACTTTCGCTGGCGTATCTTATGAGTATGCGGGGAAAATGTGGCAAGCTGATGTTACCCTGCCAGCAATGGCAAGATCAGACGCAGAACAATGGATTTCTTGGCTTATTTCGCTGAAGGGGCAAAAAGGTACGTTTTATCTAGGTGATCCCGCTGCTGTAACACCTCTAGGATCGGGGCGCGATAGTGATACCGTAACCACAGATGGTTCAACGGCTGCTGGAAGCAATACAATTGACATCACTAGCGCACCAGTTAGTCAGACAGATTATCTCAAGGCTGGTGATTACTTACAAATTGGCACAGGCTCAACACGCCAGTTATTCAAGGTGCTGGCTGACGTAGATACAGATAGCAATGGTGATGCAACAGTTGATGTCTGGCCTGATGTGCGGTCAACGATTGCCACGGGATCAGCCGTAACGATGGAAAGCACAAAAGGCATATTTAGATTGGCCTCTAATGAAACTGCATTTAGTATCAATGAAGCATCAATTTACGGAATTACCTTTGGAGCGATGGAAGCGGTATGAGTAGATCAGGCATAACAGCACTTCTTACGGCTCTTGAGGGGACAGATGTCCAACCCTTCTATGCTGTAGAGTTTGAACTAGATACAGCACCAATTCGACTATGGACAGGATACGGCGATAAGGTCATTGACAGTGATACTTACACAGGGTCAGGCAATTTGCTTACCATAGATGGCTTTGAGGAAATTGCAGATTTATCGGCTAAGAGTATCACTATATCTGTTTCTGGCATACCATCTGACTTGCTTGAAGATGCACTTACAGAGCCATATCAAAGACGACCTTGCAGAGTTTACTTTGGTACAAGAGATCAATCTACAGTCGTGGAAATATTCTCTGGCTTTCTGAATACCATGACCATTGAGGATAGTGGTGAGACAAGCACAATCTCTGTATTGGTGGACAGTAAGCTGGTTAGATTGGAACGCTCTAGCAATCGGAGATATACAGAAGAAAGCCACAGGGCGAGGTATCCTAGCGATAACTTCTTTAGCTATGTCCAAGATTTGCAGCAAAAGGACATCGTATGGGGCCGCGCGAAAGCCTAAACCAGTATATTGATGCTGTAAGGAATAAGCCATTTGAGTGGGGTAGGAATGATTGTCTTACATTCACTAATGATGCTTTTCGTGCTATGTATGGTAAGGGTTGGGCTGATGATTGGCTTAACAGGTATGTGGAAAACGAAATGCCTATGGGTCGTAAGCAATTAGAGCAAGAGTTTGGATTTAGGATTAGGGAACTATCCGCTAAAATCAGCAAGCGGTTGAATAAGATAAATTATATCCCGCCTTTAGGTGCCTTAGTAACCACAAAGCAATCGCAAAGATGGCTAATCGGATTTGCAATGGGTATTTCTACTGGTTCAAAGACAGTGTTTTTATCAAAAGATGGTGTTATACATTTACCAATGGAAGCTGTGCATGAGGCTTGGGTGTTATGAGTAGATATAAGCTGGGTGATCTTACTCTTAAAAGCTATAATAGCTGGTCAAATGTCCCGCGTATGCCGCAAGTTTTTGTCGCGGCTGCTGGTGCTTTAATGGGTACGGCTGGGACTGCAACACTTTTTACAATTGGAGGTACGGCTGTAAGTGCAGCAAGTATAGTCGGCTATCTTGCATATACTGCCGTGACATCATGGGCATTATCTGCACTCACTCCTAAACAAGATTTCGGTTCTGTTGGTTCATCTGGCATAATGGTCAATGCGCGTGATCCAGCAGCGCCACAGGATTTTGTATATGGTAAGGTTCGCAAAGGTGGTGTTGTCACTTTCTATGAAACAACAGGCACAGATAACGTATTTCTGCACCAAATTATTGTTTTAGCTGGTCACGAAGTAAATGCTATCGGTGATATTTACATCAATGACCAACTTGCAACGCTGGACGGTGAATATGTAACCACGGCTGGAAGCGGCGCTGGGCAAACTAACTGGCACAGAAAAATAAGGATTAGGAAACATAAGGGCGACCAAACCACTGCTGATAGCACTCTGACATCAGAAACCTCATTAGGAAGCAGCTTTATCGGCAACGATATGGCTTATCTCTATGTGCGGTATGAGTACGATCAAACCGTCTTTGCTAATGGCTTGCCTTTAGTTACTGCTGTTGTCGAAGGTAAAAAGGTTTATGATCCGCGCACAAGCACAACAGCATATAGTGCAAACGCTGCTTTGTGTATTCGTGACTTCCTTGTGTCTGAATATGGACTAGATGATAGTGCGATTGACGACACGTCATTTCAAGCGGCTGCAAACGAGTGTGATGAGAATGTAACTCTAGTTGATACAAGCACAGAGAAGCGATACGAAATAAATGGTATCGTGCAAGCCAACAGACCTATCGGAAATGTTCTGCAAGATATGGTTACTGCCTGTGCAGGGACGCTGTATTGGGGCATGGGCAAGTGGAAACTAAAGGCTGGCGCATATTCAACCTATGTTAAAACCCTCACCCTAGACGACCTTAGAAGCCCTCTGAGCATAGAAACGCGCATCAATATGCGTGACAACTTCAATAGGGTCACAGGCACATTCAATGATGCTGCGAATAAGTGGATCACGGCTGATTATCCAGAGCTTTCCACAACTACTCCTGCTGGCAGCTTTGTCACGGGTCAAACCTATGCGATTACGTTGGTAGGTACTACCGACTTTACAGCTATTGGTGCTTCATCAAATACTGTTGGTGTTGTATTTAAGGCAACTGGTGCTGGGTCAGGTACAGGTGCAGCAAGTCTGTTCTTAGGTGAGGACAATGGTGAAAAGGCATCTTTAGACTTAAACCTACCATTTACGACAAGTGCAGCGATGGCGCAGAGGCTTGCCAAGCTAACTTTGCTTCGTGGTCGTGAACAAATGACCATGACTGCCGAATTTGGCATGGAAGCATTTGAGCTTGAGGTTGGCGATATTGTACGCTTCTCAGAGGAGAACCCGACTACGGGTGCTGTTCAATACCGTTATGGATTTGGTAGCCAGAATAGCGGAACAGGCAAAGAGTTTGAGGTTGTCGCTTGGAAGCTATCAGCTAATCAGGATGCGGGTGATTTACGCATTGCAATGACTTTGCGCGAAATATCTTCTGATGCCTTTTCTTGGAGTGCAGAAGAGCAAGCCATTGTTGCG